CAATATGAATCTTGATGTGGTATGATATTCTTCCATCACTCCTCGCAGTGCTGCTTGTGCATTGGGAGATAGAAAGTCAGCTTCATCCAACAACACCACTTTGAAATCTCCAAATGGAATCATCTGCACAAAATTAATGATCTTAGCTCTCACGTCATCCACAGAGTTCGTCCTGCTGGCGTTGATTTCCAGCACATCCAGATCATTCACTTGTAATTCATTCAGCAGTATTTTGGCCAACGTGGTTTTGCCTATGCCAGCATTGCCGCTGAATAACAGATGTGGTATGCTTCTTTCTTTGACCCATTTTTCAATCTGTCTGCGTTGATGTTCATCTCTAAACACATACTGATCCAGTGTGCGGGGTCTATACTTTTCTGTCCATAATTCTTGCATATGCAATCGCTAGTCTCTGTGGAGATATTCTTGTCCTATGGCACTCAATATGAGTGGCACATACAACAAAGCCCATGTCCAATGATTGAGATATCCTGTGATGTGACACAGCATCAGTGCTATTCCTACCAATCCTGTGTTATTAACTCCTTTAATTCTGTTTTCAGGAAATTTCATGCTGTCAGTATATGACAAAGCACGCCGAAAGTCAAGACTTATCCACCATGGTCAGCTTGTTGTAGTACCAATCTTTTGGTTTCTCTTTGCCCACCATCAATATGAATTCTGGATCCACCATTCTAATGGCCAATATTTGATCACCTTTTTTGATGTTGACTGCTCTGGTCCATCTAGCGTGTTCGATGTAGATCCAATCTCCCACTTGATAATCCTCTTTGTTGCGAGGCCCTTTGGCATACACTTTGGCCCATCTAGGCTTGATGCCGTGATTCTGCATGTCATCACTTAAAAGTATGAAGCCACCTTTTGTCTGCACTTCACCAAAGTCCATGTCAGACACCAATACTCTATCACCCACAGGTATAATATCTGTTTCAAGGGTCTTGTAGAGTATCATGTTACTTTTTCTTTACGAAATTGCCTTGCGCATCTTCCACCCACTCATCTTCTTTCTTGGCCTGCTTGCCTCTTGTGGTTGGAACATTTTTAGGATGATCTCTGTAGTAATCAGCCAATACTTCTTCTCTCTTGCGGATAATAACTCCACCTGGACCTAATTCATCACCTCGTGCATTTACTTTGGCATTGCCCACAGCCTGTGTGAGTTCATTGCGCTGTCGCAGCAAATCTATATCTATTTGTTTGCCCTGCATGGTGGTGTATGTTTTAGTACCACTTTGTTTGATAGCCATAATTATTGTCTCCTATTATGCGAGTATTTATCTTAGGAACTCTCGCCAATCTAGTTGATATTGAATGGAATCAATTCTGTGTACCCCCAAAAGATACAGCACATAGCTGGCCACAGAACTGCCCCTGCCCACTCCCCAAGTGATTTGATGTTTTCTCAGTGTTTCCACCAGATAATGTAGGAACTTCAATACATCTATCAAGTTGTGTTGGCGAAATGCTGCCAGTTCTTCATCCACTCTCTGCTGTGCTGTTGCATTTTTTGGAGTGATTTGTTTCACATAAGTTTCAATATCAAATATTTTTGCCCTGTCTGGCATAAACCAAGTTTGTTGCAGCAATGAATCAAATTCTTTTTGATTGACATCTAAAGGTGTGTAGGTTTTTAATTCTACATCGGCAGACAAATCTTCAGCCGATTTATTGAATTGATCTATCACCTGATGTTTTTCAAAGAGCACGTGTGGCAGCAGTGATGATTGACCTCTGTAGATGAGGTTCACAGCATCGTCATAATCGAATATAGGAATACCCAAAGAATCTGTGCGCATTTACACACTATTTTAATCAATATTGATCAAATTGTCAAGATCTTTTCCGGTCTCTTTCGCCATTTTAATTTGTTCTTGGGCTAATTTGGATTTAAGTTCTTCATTGTACACATCTATGAACAGGGAAATTTGTTGTTTCAGTTCAGGATTAACAGTTTGAAAATATTTTTTTCTTAGTTCAATTAACTTGGATTCCAATTGCGATATACTGTATCCGCTAAGATCTTCGCCCAGTGGATGCAACATAAAAAAATTATGTAGTGAATCTGCCCGCGTATCTAGCAAATACTGTGGCACCTTGATTGTAGCTCCAGAATTCCACATACAGTGGATCTTCGTCTGCAGGCAACACAAATGGTGTGGGAAATGCTGTGTCTTTATAAATCAAACCAGCATTCTCTGTGCTCCAAGTCACTGTGCGTGCTACTCCATCGCTGCGAACTTCCACAATGATTGAACTCATCACATTTGCCACTGCGGGCCAATCTGTTAATGTGAGTGTGATGTTGTTGCCCACAACAAATGTTTGGAAATTTCCATTCTCTATGTTGATATCTTGTGGTGTAGCTATGGATCCTCCTGAATAAATCACAGTGCTGTTGTATTTGAATTTTGCTTCGGTGATAATGTTGTTGCCGAAGTTGTTGGTGGCGTTCAGTTTGGCTGTGTTGGTTTGTAATGTTTCTATTTCAGTTTTAGCAGTGGAAAGATTGGTTTTAATTGAATTAAAATTGTCTCTGAATCCTTGACTGTTGTTGTCCTGCCCTGCTACAGGATATGTTTCGTCAATGTTTGATGTGTTGATATTGCTTGGCATATGTATAGTTATTTAGTCTTGTGTGTTGTCCTAAATGTTATATTGATAATTGGAAAACAGCACATATTGTTCTGTGCCACTTTCGGTGGTGCTGTCTATCACATATCTATCTATTTCAAAATCAATGTTTTTGAAATCAAAATCGCTGTTCTTCAAGGCCGCCAGTATGGCTGCACTGGTTCCGGGCTGACAGTAACAAATGGGCACAGCTTTCACATAACCCAAAGGCTGTGTTGAACTTGTTTGCGGAGTACGCATCCACAGCGGCAAAAATTCATTCTCCGTTTCACCAACTGCTGCTAAATTTTTTCGCATATTGCTGGTGCTGCTGATGTATCTTTTATTGCTGTTGTTATTGCTCACGCTGATTGCATTACTGTCCACTTTGATCACTGCTTGATTTGGACGCAGTGCAAAAGGATCTACAGGATTACCTGCTTGAGTGGAATCATAATTGCTGTTGTCTTTTTGTTCTAAATTTGCCTGATTAATTTTGACTGTTTGAGTATTCTGTATGGTGAATTCACTCACAATTTGATCTTTGGCATCGTCCATAGGATCTATCATATCCACATACAAAACTTCATACACAATGTCATTGGTGCCGGGAGTTTTGGCCACAGCAGTTTTAGGTTCTCCAAAAAAGTATCTTTTTCTACGATGATTCTTGGTGGTGGCTGCCACATAATGATTGATAGTCTTGGTTTCTATGCCTGCATATATCAACATACTCAATTGTTTCTGTATGCCGAACTGTAAGTCGTTGGGCCTATAGATACTGGAAGGAGTGAATATTTCTGGATTGCCCACCAGTCCCAAATACAACACACGCTGTGTTTGTTTCAGCAAGGGTCTCACAAAAAGATTGCTGTACAATAAGTCACTGGTGGCTGTGACAGACAATTTAAATGTTTTTGTTGTGGCACTGTATCCAAATTGATCTCTTGCTTCCACAGTGAATTCAAACAATCTGTCTATGCTGGTGTCATTGTCATCCAACGTGAAATTTCTACTGTCAAACACAGTCAGACCTAATAAATTTCCCTGCACAAACTGTCTTACTTTGCCAATAATTTCTCCATCCAGAGCCAACACCAAACCATTAGGCAATGATCCTGCAGTGACCACATATCTTAGTTTGGCATTAGGCACAGTGGTCACAGCCTGCACAGCCAGCGTGCTGATAAAATTAGCATTGATCACTCCTAGATTTTCTTTTGTGTTGAATGTGATCACACTGTCCACTTCGCCCAGTATTTTTACTTCAAATGTTTTGTCTTTGATTGCTAGAGTTTCGTTGCTGGGACCAAATCTAGTGGCTCTAATTGTAAATTTGTATGATTTGGTCACTGCTGGTTGATAGGGCACTCTGCCAGCCACCTCACCTGAAGTGCTGTCCAGAGCAGTGCCTGGTGGCAGTGTGCTCACTGTGGCATCATCGTTGGTGGGTCTCAGTGTGTAGGCCACATAACCTGTCAATTTGTTGGGATCATACAATTCCAAATATAATGTCAAATAGTTGTTGGCTCTTCTATATCCTAGATCTCCTGGAGTCAACCATTGTGGCGTGCGAATATATGTGCCGTCCGACGTGAAGACTCCACTGCCTACCTGCAGTATGGTATTGTCTGCACGTAAAAAATCATCACCCACCACAAATATTCTAAATGTTCTCTTGGTGATTGTGTCACCGTCACTCACACTCACTGTAAATTCATAATATCTGTTTAATTTTCTAGGGCTGCGTGTGGGAATAGAAAAGTCATAGAAATCCACATCATAATAAAAACTAGAAAATCCATTGGCACTGCGCAAACCAAAATCATAAGGAAAATCACCATAACTGCTGGTGTCATAGGCTCCTGTGGAGGCAGTGGCGTCCAGTGCTAATATGGGATCAATCACCCCGGTGAGCTTGCCTGTTTTGGTCAATCTAATGCCAGGTGGCAGAGTTCCATCTCCCCTAGCAATATAATATTCTAATTCATCTCCTGCTGATAAATCTGTGTCTGTGGCTTCCAATTGATAATCCACAAAAGAACTGTCCAAAATAAAAAGATTATTGTTCACTCCCAGAGGCAAATCACCTGCTGGTGTGAGCCACACTGGTGCATCAGGACCTGACACTGTGATTGTGTAGGTTCTGTCCTGTATCAGACCCGACAATGAAGCTCGCAGCACAAATTTTGATTGAGTAGTTCTGGCCACTTCCAGTGTGGTGCCCACAATGGCATAATTTTGCAGTCTAAGTCCGTTGGGCAGTGCTCCTGCTATGAGGCTCACTGTGGCAGTGTTGTCCACCGGCAAATTGATAGATGTGATGGTTCTTTCTGGCAGAGTGCCAAGAGAATACCCAGTAGGTTGACTCCACAGATTGCTCATATGCAGTATTTATCAGTGGTTTAGATAGCGCCCTGATCAAGATTGTCGTTGTTGGCTGCTAGGAAGGTGCCCATATCTATGGGGTTTTGATAGAAGAAATAATCCAATAGATTTTGTATGGTTTCATTGCCTGCTGGGTCCAACGTGATTTCTCCCATATCAAAGCCAATCAATGAATTTCTGTCACGCACATCTATGCCATAGATCAAAGACTGCACATTCTGACCCTGCAGCACATCCACTCCCACGATGTCATTGCCAGCTGCTGTGAGTGTGGCGCTGAGTGTGGGTGTGCTTTCATTGCTCAACAGTGATTCTATCTGCACAGTGGTGCCGTTGGCCAGCACTGTGGTCTCTGTGCCACCTGTGCCAAACAATTCCAACACGCCTGTGCTGCCAATGGTGATGTTAGGTCCTGCGTCTCCAAACACTAGTATGCTGACCACTCCACTGCTGTTGATTGTGATTTTGTCATTGCTGCTGCTGAACGACACATTTGTGCCTGCTTCCAACACTTTAAATTGTAACTCATTCACATTTTTGGTAAAAAATAAACCTTTGCGTGAAGCAGTGTCAGCCAAACGATTGATCACTGTGGTGGCTTCTGGCGTTTGTGCTGCCAGTTCAGCAAAATTATTATTGACTTTGATAAACGCTTCGCGTAAATCATCACCAGTGCCGTCATTGGCAATTGTTCCTATGTTTATGGTGCTTATGGGCATATTTTTTCCTGTTTAATATACTTATCCTCTGTTAAAAACTTGTTAAAGCAATATGTTTCCATTTCATATTTATTTAACAAATAATATAAATTTTCATTATTTTCTTTTGTTACCGTTTGAACTCTACTTGTATTATCATAGTGAACAATAGAAGGAAAATCATTTGGATATTTACATTTTACAGTAAATTGCATATATGGGCTATTAAAATTCGTTGGAACTTCAAAATATTTATTAACATTTTTTTGTAAAATTACATTAGAATTTAAATAATTAATTAAACCATAATTATCTGTTTTTCTATTTAATAACTTTTCATACAAGTTACATATTTGAATTTTTTTTAATTTATTAAACATGTAAATTTTTTTTAATTTTTATTTTGACCGAAAATTATTTTATTTCTTTTTAATTTTTCAATTTTTTTAAAAATTTTTTCTTTTTTTTCTTTTTTCATTTTATCTCGACCAAATAAAAATAATTGAACTTTTTTAAGAATATCATCTCTTTCTAAAATTGTAGCAAACATTTCATATTGATTTTTTCCTGTCCAACCTATATTGTGTATAAACTTTTCTTTAATCTCAGGATGCAAAAATGTTAAACTTGGGTCTGATTGAATACCTCCTGCTCCATATTTTTCATTTAAATTAAAAAAATTCAAATTGGATGTAATTAATGATTTAGATATAATAAATCCATCATACGGTTGTCCCATTAAAATTACATTTTCAACCTTATAGTTTTCTTTAAAATGTTTATTAAATATTTTTAAATCAGGATGTTTGCCAATAAATATAAGAATTCCACTTTCTATATGATTCAAATCGTGTGCATGTTCTAATTGACAAGCCATAAATTTGTTATTTAAAATATTTTTAGGAAAATCACCATATTCAGTATTTTTAAAAATGCAATCACCATCTAACCAAATTAAATAATCATTATCGTGTTTATCTAAAACGTCCTGTATCACAAAAGCTTTATGACTAAAACGTATACAATTGGTTTTAACATAACCTGAATGTTTATTTTTTACTGAATAATTTATTTTCCATAATCTATGATTAGGAATTTCTTCATCAAAATTAACCCACTCTATATTTGAATGTAATGAATGATCTTCAGGCGTAAAACCTTGATAATATATTTTTGCTTTGAATTTATTAAAATAATTTGAAATTTTTATAAAACTTTTTATCCAATTTTTTCCATATAAATCATATCCATTTTTATTAAAAGTTGTAAAAAATAATATATTAGATGATTTTTTTCGTTCTTCCAACATCAACTCCTCTAATTTTCTCCAAGAAACATAATCTTTATTTTCATTACGAGTAAAATCGCTAGCCATGCTATGCACTAAATAATTTTTGTTTCTAACTTCGCTATCAGTTACAAAAAAAACTTCATTGTTGGAAAGATAATGCGTTTCTATAATATTATAATATTCTCTTACTGACATATGTAAATGGTGCATACCCCAATCAATTACGTTTCTTTGATTTATAACTAATGTTTCCTCTAGCATTTTATCAATAGCCATTTTTATAACAGGATGCTTAGGAATAGCTCCAAAAAAATAATTAGATATGTTATTGTGTTCTCTTAAAAATACAGCTTTTACATTTAAATTTATAAAATCTTTTAAATTGGCGTTACACGTAATATCTAAATCTGAATAATATCCTCCGTGAATATAAACTACAGCTAAACGCCAAAAATCAACACGATTAATAGGTTGAGGTAATTGTAAATATTTTGTGTGAATATCTTTGCCAAAATGTTCTAAAATAAAATTAGAACATTCTATATCATCCATAAACTTTATTTCAAGTTGAGAATTGCTGATACGCCAACTATTTGATTGTTCTTTTAAAAAAAAAGGAACGTCTTTATTTTTGTATGTTTGCCATAATAAATTCGGTATCATATAAGATATTTATATAACTAAAATAATGTTATAATCTTACGATATAAATTTTTTTATTAGAAATTATTAACTTCCTACCACGGCAGAATTATCGTGAACATAAAGCCAATTCGTACCGTCTGAAAAAATTAACCTATTCCTTTCAGTTCCAGCACCATCATTTATTATAAAAGCTAAGAGTCCTTTGTTACTTGCTGCACTAGGTAAATTAGCACCGTTAATTCCAAAATTAACTGGTTTAATTCCTAATGTAGTATCATATTTGTGAACCGTTTTCCATTCAGTTTCATAAAATTGTAATTTACTGGTATCTTTGTTGTAACGCATTTGTCCTTCTAAACCACCAGTAACAACCGATTGAGCAGGCGTACTTAATGTTAATGTTAAATTATCAGTACCAAAAAAATATACGCTACCATCTTTTGCAAAATCAGAAGTATTGTGTTCTGTAATCCAAGATGGTGAGCCAGCTACAATGGCAACATATTTTGTTGCGCTATCCGTGAATAAAAAAACTCTGTTTATATCATGTAAAGTAACGTCAAGTACACGGCCATTGTAACCGCCATTTGAATTTGCTGTTAATGTAATTCTCGTATTACCTAAACGCAATTTATTGTAAATTTCAGTTACAACATCGGTTGCTCCGGCTGCTTGACTTTCAAAAGTTAACGCAAAGAAAATACCAACACTAGTATCATATTTTACTTGTCCGGTTACAGCACTTGCGGTAGCAAAATTAGTAGTATATGAAAACGTACCTTCTACAGTTTGAACAACAGGAAGATTAATCCAATCTCCCTCACTCACATCTAAATTACTGTTATTAATTTCAACAACACCTTTAGTACCTTGATATTGAATAGCTGTTGTCGCATCAGCAGTAATTGTATTATCCGCAAGTAATAAATCATTTGCTAATAGTGAATTTACTACGGTATCAGCATCAATTATTAAATCGCCGGCCGTGTCTGCCATTAAAACGTTGCCTACTTTGATACGGTTTGAAAAGTTACCTTCATACCATCTATGGGTAGGACTACCTATATCATAAGTTGCGTCAACAGAAGGTAATATGTCTCCACCATAACTAGATAAATTAGCACCTGCTCCAGCTGAACCAGTGGCACCTGTGGGTCCTTGTGGTCCTGTGGCACCTGTGGGTCCTTGTGGTCCTGTGGCTCCAGTGGCTCCTTGTGGTCCTGTGGCTCCAGTGGCTCCTTGTGGACCTGGATCTCCTTGTGGTCCAGTGGCTCCTGCTGGTCCTGCAGGTCCTGTAGCACCTGTAGCGCCAGTGGCACCTGTAGCGCCAGTGGCACCTGTAGCGCCAGTGGCACCTGTAGCACCAGTGGCTCCTGTGAATGCAGCACCATCAAGTTCTATGGTGCCATTATCTGTTAAAATTAATGTGTGTTCACCGTTGACCAATCTATTTGTGGTCACTGCTCCAGGCGTATCGGGCACGGGTTCTTCATCTACTGTGCCAGCTCCTGTGACCTGTTGTACTTTCAGTGTACCACTGTCGTTGCTGAGTTTGATATCGCCAATGTACACAGATCCATCGTTGACGAAGATGTCTCGCCAACGTTTGGCTGGTGATCCCAAATCCCTAGTAATGTCCACATCAGGCAATATGTGGCTGTCCACACTGAGTGGATTGAAGATGCTGCCATCCGAACCTATGGCAGCATATATTTCATCAAAGTTATCATTGATTTTGCCAAACGCTGTGCGTAACGGATCACCATCACCTTTGTTTGCATTGCCTATGTTTACTGTTTTTTTGGCCATATTATCTACCTATCGCAATCTCGATCACACCCACTTGGTCTGAATCATAATGCTCCAAACTCTTACCTATCACAGTGCCCAACTCAGCTGTGCCTTTGATGGCTTGAGCCACTCCAGGTGTGCTGCTGGTGGTCAGCATGTCACCTTTGTTGATTTTGCCTACAACTTTGCAAGGCACGCGACCCTGCAGAGCCACTGCCACCACTGCACAAGGTGCAGTCATTTGCAATTCTTCATTCATCAAAAATGCTGGCTTGGTGCTGACCACTCCGGCCAATTTGTGATTGGCTTCACCCATACTGATGGTCACTTCTCTATCACCACCAAACATCACCACTGTGCCTGCGTCATACTGCACATCTGCAGTGTAATTTTCTGCCAAGTCAGCGTACAGTGCATTGGTGGCTGTGCCGTGGAAGGTGGTGGCAAATATGGTTTTATATTTGTAGGTGGAATTTCCAATGGTGTAGGCGTCATCGACATCTGGATACACTCCAGGTGTTACTATGGTAGAATCATCTGCATCACCAGCGAATATGAAAGGCACTACACCACCCAACACAATACTGATTTTGCCTGCTCCTGCAAATGTGCCACCAGCTGCGCCCAATGCAATACCTGTGCCTCCAGACTCCACAGTGTCAGTTTCGATGAATCTTGTGAAAAGATGCGGTGTGGTTATGCCCTTGCCTTCGTTAACCCCTGTGGCCTGTAGAGTGTCCGCAGTGGGAGAGTTGGGCAGTGTGTTGCCACCAAAATTAAATTTTCTTCCTGTGAACGTCAGCGTGGTATTTGTGACAGTGTTGCCCACCACAGTCAAGAAATCTATGCCACCTCTTGTGGTGAATATGTTTGTGTTCGTGCCTGTGTTGGCATCCAACAATTTGCTACCATCCACATACAGTGAACCTACATCCACATTACCTGAACCATCAGATTTTATCAAACTGTTCACTTCTCCTGATGTGGTCACATTGCTGAAAGCATATGCATAAGGTGCAGTGCCTGTTCTTATGAGAGCATTGCCTGGATCTGTGGGTGCTGCTGTGATTTCTGCGGCAAATTCTGCGTCCTGCAGTGCACCGCCAAAGTTCAATATGTCAGCATAGCCAACAATTGCAGGTGAACCAGATCCTGCTGTGTTCTTACCAAATGTTTGATATTGACTGACGTTGGGCAAATCTGCCAAATCCACTCCAGCTGTGGCCAATGTGACCCAACCATTGGTCACTGTGAAATCTCCGCTGTCAAATGCAGCCAGTCCTAAATCTGCTTGACTGATTCCCACAGCATTGGCACGTGTGGTAGCAGCGTTCATGGCCAATTTGCTCTGCGCTATGGCTGCAGAAGCATTTACATCAGCATTCAGTATGCTGCCGGCCACTATCTGTATGTTAAGATTAGTTTGTGCTGTGGTGCGTGTGGCAGTAAGAGTGATGTCTGACGCAGGATCAGCCACAGCGTTGGCTAATTCATTCATAGGTCCATCTATGACCTGTGCAGATACTCCGCCTCCTGTGCTGACCGAATCTGCTGTGGTGAAATCAGGTCCTGATATCAGTTGATAGGTCACTCTTCTAGCAGCAGTGCCTGCGGGCAGTGTCACTGCCTCATAGTCCACGATGCTGGCTGTGCTACCTGTGACCGAACCAGTGAGTGTGTTGCCCACAGCAAACGTGCCACCGGTTTCAGGGTTGGTAAAAATTCTTTTTCTGCCATTGAATATCAAAATTTGACTGGCTGCAAAACCAGCAATGTCCACATTCCTTAAATCTTCAATTTGATCAGTACTTGTTAGTTGCACATCCACATAGGTTTTTGTGGCAGCATCCAAAGCGGACACAGGTGCTCCCAGTGTGGTCAATCTAAAACCACCTGCTGATATGTTGCCTGTGAATGATGTGGTGCCGTCTCTGGCCAGTGCTCCTGGTCCAATTGGATTCACTACCAGCGTTCCAGTGTTGGTGTAGTGCAGTCTGCGATCCACATAGCCTCTCACAGCTGATTCTGTTGGCACTGTGTCAGAAGCATTGTCAGTCATTGCAGAATCTGTGCTGAATTCTGCTGCTACCACACCTCGTTTGAAGCCTAATCCATCCAAGTTGCTGAGCGCAATGGAAGCTGAGAATGTGACTGATCCTGTGCCTTGGTCCACTGTGAAAAATCTACCCACGCGGAACACACCGTCTTGGTCAGTGCTCACATAGAACACTCTACCTTTGCCTCGTTCTTGCACTTCATTTTCTTGTGTAGGTGTGGAAGCAGGATCACCAAATATACTGTTGGGATAATTACTGTCATTGAAGCTGCCTGAACCTATGTCTAAGAAATCGTGCCCTGTGGCTCTACAAGTGGAAATTTTCACAGTGATATTGGCATTGGCATTGGCCAACAGTCCGCAACGCAACACAATGTTTTCTGTGCCTGCTCCCCTTACCAAGGGTGAATGTATGCCCACCACTGCGCCGGAAGTGTTGATACTGGTGAGATCGGCTATTTGCACAGTGGCAAAAGTGCCTCTATCAATATAGTTGATCACTCTGTGTGTTTTACCATCCCAACCAAAACTCATATTGCCTGTGTTCAATCTGGTGATGTCCACAGCTTCTGTGATCTGCTCGATGGCAATCACGTCATCACCTGCTGTGGCTCCCATGGTGGTTCCACCTGCACCTGCAAAAGTGCTCAACACAGCAGACGCTGGTCTAATCTGCAATCTTACCACATCAAAAGAAGCATCAAAAGTGGTAATTACGTTGTTGGCAGGCAGAGCTGTGCCAATTGAATTGGTTATGTTGAAAGCAGTGGTTCGATACACTGTGTCATTGTTGTCGTTGTAGAACACTAAAGCAGTGCTGGGTCTGGTAGGTGAAACATCAACAACGCCACTGAAACGATGCGCTTGACTGGCTCTGATGGTCACTTTTTGTAGATTATACAAATCATCCTGCAGTCCACCAGTTGCAGTGTTATTACTACCTGCTGTGCTGAGGTTTAATTTGTACACTGTGCCACTTCTAGTGACACTGGCATCAGTCACTGTGATGGGAGTGGTTTCAATATTATTGATTTCATATCTGGTTACCCCAAGCGACACGGATGAATCCAAAGGATCATGGTCTATTTCCAATTCGGATCTATTGAATGGTATGTATTCTAAATCATACACATACACAGTGAGTCCAGCCTCAGGGTTCACATATGTGGTTCCGTTGTCATAAACCTTGGCCACTTGTACCATGTTTTCCACCAATAGCACTTCATCAGGCAATTCCAAAGGATCTGAACCTTGTGCTACCAATCCATACACACCATTGGCATTGCTGCCGTTGAGTGATCTGATCTGTCCTCCATTCAACGCATAGTAAGCAGTGTAACAGTAGTAGGTGAACATGCTGACTTGTTCTGACAGTGCACCATTGGTGGCCAACAGTCCATATCCCATGTCGTTGACCTGAGTGAAATCGTTGCTCAGCAGTGATTTATTACCTGCGGTTTGTAGAATTATAGGGAAAGGATCTGGGCTAGTGATAGTGAATCCTACTCCACCGTTGCTGGCAGCATTCAACAACAGTGTGGCTGTGCCTGCTGGGCCATCATAATCTTTGATAGCATCCACTTGAAATCTTGCACCAGCTATAAAAAATGCTGTGGGTGTGAGTGGTTTTCTTATGAATAGTCCTTCGTCAGGATCACTGTACACTGCCAATTCGAATGGTCCAACACTGCCTAAAATGTCTACATTCATGGTCATATTGCCGCAGCCACCATCCACAAACATACCACCTCTGAATGCTTGTGCATTGGTGCTGGCAGAGAAACTGGCTCCCGTTTGAATGTATGGTGATTTGTTTAAAACTTGTGATTCAGGATCCAACACACACATGAATCCACCGTGACCTTGACCTGTGATATTTCTCAATATGGTGGCTTCTCCCATCATGAACATATCCATCTCCCTGTTGTCAAGTGGTGGATTGTATGATGCATTGAAAGCATACACGATAGAAGTCATTGCATTGGTCACAATATTTTTCACTGTGATTGTTGCACTGGCTATCACACTGGCGTTGATGTAGGTGGCAATGTAGGTGATACCTTGTTGTCGTTGTGCTGAAAGACCTACTCCAAGAAAATTACCTTGCTGTTCTAAAATTTGTTCTCTTCCTCCGCGTTTGAGATCCAGGTGTAGAGCATCCACAATCAGACCTGTGTAACGTCTTGTTTCAGTTTCATCTGCAGCATTGAGTGAGCCGGGACTCAATAGTGAATTCACATAGGTGATCACTGCGTTCTGTACGGCCAGCTTGGCATCTAGAATGGTTTCTGCAAAGGTATCATAGTTACCCGCGTTCACATAGCTGGGACCAATGTCAAGAGTATCAGTGGCATCCTGCAAATAGTGTCTGCCAAAGTTAGTGGTGGTCACTGTCAAACTGTCTATCACAGTGTCTCGATAGAAGAATGTGCTGGCCCAAGATGATTGACTCAATCTTGGTCTAGGTTTTATGATCACACGTCTAAATTCATCGCCTTTGATGCTGACTCCAGTGGGCACTTTGATAGGTAAATCTTCTAGATATGTGCCGCTTTCCACTCTGACGGTGATGTTGGCACGTTTGAATGGTGATGCAAATTCTAAACCTTCACCCACAGAAAACTCCAGCGGCTCCAACAGTATCACTGTCAAAGTATCCACTGCAGCACCTGCTGAAACAGTCACAATTCTACCTATGGCACCACTCACCTTGCCCCGCACTATTTTGCCAGGTATAAGATCTTGATTGCCGGAATCGTTTTGGTCCACATTGCCAAAGCTGCCATTGTCTATTGTCAGTGTGTAGGTACTGCCTTCCACTTCTGGTGGCACAGCTGAAATGCCATTCTGAATGATGTTAGTGATGATGTCAAATTTAGCAGCCACTGATGCTCTGCCTGTGGCATCCACTATGGAAGGTGCATCAAAAAATTGTGAATAACCAGCATCATATATAGGGGTCACTGCCACATTTTGTAGAATTGTGTTGGTGATGGATTTGGCATAGTTGATTCCAGCCAAAGTTTCAGTCAGCTGCTGATTGATGGCCTTGGCACCACTCACATTGCTGTAATATCTCACACCAGCTTGTATGCTTCTCACGTTGGCATTTAAACTTGCCAACAAATCTATCACAATGCCATCTAAAATATAACCAAGATCTCTCTCACAGATCAATTCATCATAGGTGAAATTGGGATAGGTGGTGTTGACAAAGCCTATCATCTGTTTGATAATAAATGTTCTGTTGGCATCTATCAACAATTTCACATTGTTGTAACCGCTGCTGCTGGTCACACCTTCTGTGACCACCACTGAAAGACCAGCTCCACTGTTGTATGTGATAGTTTGTTTGTATGGTCCCAATTCAACCGGAGTGGCAAACACAATCTCTTCAGCTTTTGCACACGCTGCATTAATTGTTTTGTAGGCGTAACTGAAACTGCTGCCCACTTTGTCCGGAGGCACACCTTCCATATTGTCATCACCCAATGTGCTGACAAAAAGATTTGTGGGTGAGCTGTAACTGGTGTTGTCCACGTAAAATTTTGTAGCAGCTTGTAGATCTTCAGCACCATTGGGTGTGCCAAGTCCTGCTAGATCGCCTGGATGATCATTGAGATAAAGAGCACCAGTCATGGTGTCTCCTTGACGTCTCACAATGGATTCTCTTGGCATAGCTTCATCGCTGAGGAAGAATCCTGCCAGTGTATCATCATAAGCAGCATCTGTGATAGTCTGCACACCAGTACCACCTGACACTGTGATTTTGCCTGTGTTATTGACAGCTCCTGATTCAGTTGAATGCAGGCTGAGCTGATTTTCATTCACAAATCTTAAGAAATAATTGTTGCCATCAACCAAACCCGTGGCAGCACTGCCAGTGGTTTCATATGTGATTTCCAAACCATTCACGGATGTGTCATAACCATGAGCAGTGATTACTGCATTACCTGCTGTGTAACTGCCAATAGTTTTTGTGTACTGTGTGGCATCCACAGGTTCTTCACGCACTCTGATCTGACCAGAAACTCCGCTGCCACCGCCTGCCTTGATATATCTTTGATCTGCATATCCTTTTGTGATCACCAAATCATCTATGGTGATGCTGGCACCGTGTGTGGCATTGAAATCAGACACTGCTGAGCTGCTGACTGCGGCTCTACCTATACCAAATCCTGCTAGATCCAATGGACCACCTGCTGTGGGTGATGTGTCTGCAACAAATTCTGATCCTGTGTTTGTAATCTGAATGGTATTAGGGTTGGACAAACTGATGGATATGCCTGTGCCGCCGGTGAATGATCTCATGGTCAGTGCTGTGCCGGAAGCATTTGACACAGGAACTTTCAATGCTCCTAAAACATCTGGAGTGTCAGATAATGAAGTAAAACCTATTTGGCCACCTTGACCAAACACTGCATACAGTTCTGTGAAATTTTCATTTGCTTTTCTAAACGCATCTCGTATGCTATCACCGGTACCATCGTTACCTTCTACCCCTGTGTTGATAATCTGTTTGACCATTTATGCTACTTCCTTTTCAAAATTTATGCTTTCTCCACAACCACAACTGCTTTTGGCATTGGGATTTCTTATTTCAAAACGTGCTCCAAACACTTCATCCACGAAATCCAATTCTGTGCCCATCACATACATCACACTGGCAGCATCTATCATAAGAGCGCCTTTGTCAAATTCAATCAGCACATCTGAACTGAGTACTTCGCTACGATCCGCAAAACTCCAATCATAGCTGTAACCTGCACAACCACCACCTTTCACACCCAAATGCACAGCGTATTTTGCATTGATAGCACACAGATGCTGTATGCGTTGTCGGGCTTTTTCTGTTACTGTTATCACGTCCATGTATCAAATTATTTAGTAAAAGTTTTATTAATCCTAATGTAAATAACTGTATGTTTCTAGGTGAAGAAAAAAGAAAAACTAAAAATCTACGCACCAGCAAGTTGGGCAAAAAACACACCATTATTCGCACAAAAACTTACTATAAATTCAAATGCGATAGTTGTAATGTGTTGTTTGAGCGAGAGCGTGGTGCAGTGGCTGTCAAACGCATCAGCAATTATTACAAGCACGTGTGTAATAAATGCAATCAAAAAAAATTTGCTCAGGCTCAGGGAGTAAAACAACGCAAATTGCTAGACATGGATGTCAGCAGCACTCGTCCTATCGGTGAACTTTAATTATTGATTCAGTCTATCGTTGATCACATTCCAATTGACAATTTTAAGAATGTTTAGAATGTATTTTTTTTTTGCGTCTTTGGCAGGCACATAATCCATGAAAGAATGCTCCCACATGTCTATGGGCATCAAAATGTCTGAGCGATATGTTTGATTGGGAGTTAACTTGATGTCACCAATTTTGCTGAGATACACCCAGCCAGATCCCTGCAGACGCATGGCTGCTGAAAGCAATTCTTCCTTGAATATGTCATAATCTTTGTATTTTTTTTCGATGAACTCTTTTATGCTGCCTTTGGGTAGATTGCTGCCTTTGGGTGACTGCAACTGAGCCCAAAATAAATTGTGCAGTTTGGCTCCACCATAATTGAATTCAGGATCGCCCTTGCCGCTGTTGTAACGTTCCACATAGCCTCTGCTGAGCACATTGTAGTGATAATCCACATTGTTTTCACTCAAAATGGGTGCAAGATCTTTGGTGGCATAGGGTAGTTTTTCCAGCACCAGTTGTTTTTCTCTGTTTTTCTTGGTTTCAAACAGTGCTATCCAATTTTTTAATTCGCTTGACATAACTTTATTTATTTTTCTCAGTCCTGGTTTTCTACGTGCTTGAATCAAATCATGTGGTTCTAAATTTTGCACACTCACTGTTTTCAAGTATTTAAGAAAACGTTTAGCTTCATCTTCAAATCCTTCCAACTTCCAAGGATCTTTGGGTGGTGTCCAAAAAGGTTCGTCTTCCTTCATTCAGTCTGACTTTCTTCTGAATCTTCTGCTTCAGTTTGTTTGGGCTTGGTGGTGGGTCGTCCTGCACGATCAAACCATCTACCATCCGCAGTCTCATACACATATGACCTAAATGTTTCTCCTCGATCATTGGTGATTTTTATAAATTTTTTTGTAATTTTGCCTTTATAATAGCTGTTGTCCTTGTTAATTAGATACACTGACCCGTGGAAGTCGCTGTAAATTCTGTCTCCACCAAGGTTGCTGACCACCACTCCATCAATCTTTTGCTGGCAAGGTTCTTTCTCAGTGATCTCTTTTAATTTTTGCAGCAGTTGTTTGGTTTTTTCACTCACAACAAAAACCTATCCTTCAGCCACAGGGTCAACACTACGAAAAACACGGTCATTCCCAAAAG